TTGCAAACGTTCCAAAAATTCTTCTTTTTACCTCTCCGCTGGTTAAATTTGTAGTCTGCCCGGTAATTGGAGATTCATTAATAACTTCCAAAGATCCTCTAACAGTATTAAATTTATCTGTGGCTAGTGCGCCAGTATCTGAAAACTCTAAATCTGCGTTAGCAACAATGTTTAAAGCTGCAGTTCTTGTATTAGAGGTTGACAAATCTGTTGATCTATAAACAATATTAAGTGTAGTATTAACTGGTACTACTCCTAAAGTTTCTGCTTTTGATAGCGCGGATGGATCAAACGTAGTATCTGAAACATAAGTTTTTCCAAAAGAATCTAATGCAACATTTTGTGGGTTTGCAATTACATCGGAGTCACCAGATTTTCCACTGCCGAATTGTAAAAACGTTGATGTTGGAGTATGCTCCACTACAAATTTACGAGACACCATATATGGCTTTAGAATAGATGGAACATTGTCATTTTTATAATTTTTATTAGACACCTCTTTATAAATTAAATCTTGCGACAAACTTTCAACTTCAAAATACTCATTACCTTCTGAATCTACAACAGAAATAATTTCTGATATATTTGGGCTTCTCAATTTCAAAGATAAAAATCTAACATACTCTTTAATTTGAACTGTTTCTGTTTTAAACTGGCCCGATACAACTCTTCCATATGCCTTAATCGCAAAATAACTTGGACTTCCAGTTGTTGTGTCTACTCTTGCTGTGACAACACGATTCTGGGGGCTATTAAAATCAACGTTTTCTTGTAATATAAAAGTAGTACCCGACTGAGATTTAAAAGTAGAACCTCTTTTTAAAATTGGAATATAATCAACGTCTGGACCCATAGCAGTTGTTGAGGCAGGAACTAAAATAAAAAATGCGGCTTCACCGTACACTGATGGTCTACCAGTATACTTATATCCTAAAATTCTACCATGCCTAAGAATGTTACTAAATTGAAACGAAGTATCTAAAAACATTTCATTTACATTGTAATCAAGATAAAAGTTTAACTGATCAGCAACATATGCTACAGTGTCTACCATCATTGAACCAAAAGAACCTTCGCTAAAATCCTTGAAGGTATCAGGATAAAACCTCTCTGCAATACCTACCAAGTCGCGCCTAATGGATTCAAAATCTCTATGAGTGTAATCAATCGGCATTATTTTTTTATTATCATTTTTAGACATGTTATGACCTTTTAAACTCTGACTTCTAATAAATCTTGAGAATTAATCGCCGGAATAGAATAAATTATTCTCATAGATAAATAGTTATCATCTGGCGATTTTGTTGGAAACTGTATATCAAGTATACTAACTTGAGGTAAGTATAAAGCAGCTTGTTCAATTATTTTATCTTGTGCTTCATGAAACACTCTTTCGCTAAAATTTGAAAATAAGTACTGCTTAAGACCAACTCCATAGGTTGGCTGCATTACTCTTTCTCCAGGCAAAGTTAAAATTAAAGATTTCAAATTTTGCCTAATAAGCTTTTTAAAACCTTTAATCATTTTGTATCCATCGTTTGAATCTGTTGATAAAGGTAGAGAAACTGCCAAAGAACCCATACTTTACTCCTTGTGTATTATGTTATAAATACAATATAAAATTATTTATCATCACACAAATTACCATCTACATCAAAAGGATTACTACGTAACCTTTTCTTTTGCCACCTAGGTAATATTTTTTGACCAGGCACAGGTTTAAATGCAGCTTTTAATTTTTTGTTCATTAAATCGCCAGCTTTTGGACGTTTTGTTTTTTTAACTTCAAAATCTCTCTCATAATAAAATTGTTTTAATTGTCTTTTAATTGCGCTTTTTGTCATTTTAAGTGTTGTCTGATCCCATTGATCCCATTCTTGTACAATAATACCAACTGGAGAATTAGGAGATGGAGCTAAAGCAAATCTTTCTATAGGACTTGCCCACCCAGGATTAGAACTCATTGTAACATCTGTAATTTCTCCATCTGAATTAGAAGATACAGCAACTTGCATTCCCGGCTTTGTAGATAAAGTTGCTAATGGGCCAATGGCTGTTAATGGCTCGGCGCATACTTGACCTATTGATGGTATAAAAGCTTTATCTGTGTAAATTGCAATAGATGATAATATTTTCTTAACTGGAAAAACATAATCAGTTATTATTTTAAATTTTTGATCTTTTTTCAGCATGTTTACTAAACAAAGTAATAACTTGCTGTTGTTATCAAATGGTTGTATATCATTAATTTTAGTGTCAAGCATATCAAGTTCAACTGTTGTAACTACACTTTTATTTCCATTAACAATTACAGAAAATTCTAAACCATATCTAACGCCTAATTGGCCAGACAAACCAATAATTCTACCAGTACCAAAAGGATCTTCAACTAGTTCAAGAGTTCCAGGATATAAATCAGATATATTTGGCATTTCTTCATCTGACAAGCCACCATAGCTAGAAGCTAAACTTGACAAATTTGCAGTTGCAACTGACGGTGCAAATTTCTCACCGTCAATACTAATATATTTTTCCAGTGCATATATTTGACCGCTAGAAACAACTGAAGCACCATATTCGCTTACTGACCCAATTGGAACAGATACCTTAGTCATTAATGGACGTAAAGAATCATGTGCCTCATCAACATGATATTCGCCCTTCATATAACGAACATCACCAGTTTCACTTGTATGTACGTGATAAAATCCCACATAATTTTCCCCTTCCTCTGTGGAGAAATCTCCGCCATTAGTATAATACGGACCCGGATATTCAGAACCATCGTTGAAGGGATCAGGATTGTCTTCTGTAGGAAGACCCACAAATTCTTGTTTTGAGTCGTTTTCTAAATCTAAAGTGCTTCCCGAAGTTAATTTATTGAGAATATAGTTTGTAGCACTTGACCAAAATTTCATATCAGATGTTAATTCAGCTGCTGAGTTTTCTGATTGATTTGGGCCTAAATCTAAAGTTTCTAAATTTTTAATAAGTTTTTTACCAACAACATTTACTTGTTCCATAACTAAATGTTTAAGAATTATTTTTGCAGTGCTAGCAGTAGAATATATAACCTCTAAATTTTTATCATTTCTAAATTGTTCAAGAGTCGTAAATCTACCTATGTGTTTTAAATCTTTTGCTGTTTTTAAATAATATCCATCTTCACCAAGAGGATCAATTTCTGGATCTGGCTCCAGTTGAGGATATAACGATTTATAATTATCTTGTGACCTGTTTAGTTTCATTAATGCGCGTATAGCCTCGCGAGGAGGATCTATATCACCGCTATCAACTTTTCTTGCGTACATTTGCACAGCCTGTTCAAGAAAAGCATACCAAAATTCATTATCTTTGAAGTTGTTAAAAGCCTCTACAAAATCTCCTTGTGCATCTTTAAACTCAGTTTCCATATCTTCAACAATGTAAGAGGCATAAATAGAACTAAACATATCTTCAAAAGATGGATTAAATTTCATAAACACTGGAATGGTTCTTATTACATGAGTTGCCGCATAAATTCTACAAGCTGCAATTATTAACCCTTCCAAGCCAGCAGTTGCATATCTATTTAAAATTCTGTTATACGGCAATTCAATAACACAATCTTTATTGGATTTCAATCTTTTATCCTCTGCAAGTGTTGGGTAAACTTTTTCAATATTACTTTGTATTTCTTCAAAATTAACTAAATCAGTAGGAGCAGCTTTATCACCGCAGTCGCTAAAGTCTGGAAATAAAACATCTAAAAGACCCATCCAGCCTTTATTTTGCATTGGCTTAACATAAACTGGTGGGCTATTATATGTGCCACCAAATTTAGCTGGGTCTAAATAAAACACTCTTGTTTTTTCTGGAGTATTGTTTTCCATGTTATCCCACATGTCTTGACTAACTCCTAAAATAGCATCACTATTCTTGATTTTTCTTTCTTCGCCATCCTCTTCTATTCTACCTTTTGCATATTTTTCACCAGCATTAATTTGACCTTCTGGTACTAAATATTTCATATCAGCATATGTTAAATCATCAAACATAGCACCGTAATCAAACGCTGGGTTATCATCTGCTTGAGCTACTTCTGTCATGAATGTTTTAAATAAATTTGTCATTGTCGTATCATAAAAATCTTTTAAAACTGATTTATCAATTCCAGTTATTTCTGATAGTAAAACAATTTGCGGCATATAGATATGGTTTGCAGTAGTTGTTCTTACACTGGTGGAAGGTGACCTGTCTGTCTCAAAACAAGAGAAAAATTCTGGGTAATTTTCTGCATTAAATGAAGAATCAAAATTGTTTAGTGTATCATCAGTTGCTATAAATTCGCACAATAAATCTTCTATAACTTCTTCTTCGTCTCCAGAATTGCCAATGGGTTTTATTGCACTTAAATCGGGAACAAATGCCGCCGCTGTATTTAAAATCATAGATGATGGGTTCTCTAAACTAAAAATTTTAATTCTCATGTTGTCGCCACGAACATTATAAAAAGGATCGTTTTTATCAGCAAAATATAATTCCATTCTAAAACCTTCTGAAAATGCGGCGCCATATAACGTTCCAAAACCATCAGCATTATCTTTAAATGTTAAATTAATATCTGGATCTTTTTTTCGTGAAATATGGTTTGTAATAATTTTTTCATTTTCATAATCTACGCTTACATTAACATTGTAATCTCTAATTGGCATATCATATAAATTAATATTCATAACTCCAAATATATTTTTTTTGAATCCATAGTTTTCAAAACCAGATTTAAAACTTGTTTCACCAGTTGCTGTATTGCTTGATATAAATTGAATATCGTCTGTTGAGCTAAGTTGT